AAGCTAACATAGCAGCGGCTACCACGGCACAGCTAGCTAGTATCGTTCATTTTATAGGCATGCGAAGCATTAACCCTGCAGCTAAGACAGAGTTTAAGCACCCTAATATATTCCTACCTTTCCCAGATGCCATTAGTTCTTCCGGGGTATCTGCAGAAGAAAGTAAACTCCAGATAACCGAGAAGACCAAACATGTGTTAAACCGCCTAGTGCAAGAGCGTCGCATCCCAGTACATGTGTATATGAGGATGAGCCGCCCCCCGAGCCCGTCTGGGCCCCCGCGATAAACTCGTTTATGAGGTCTACCGACAAAAGCCGTGGCTGATTATACAATTAGAATCGAGAGTGAATCCAGCGCAACGCATAAGGATATTGATAGTATAGATAGAAAGTTAAAAAATTTACAAACCCCGATTAAAGTTAATATTCAGTTTCCGAGTTTAAGCGAAACAGTCAAGGGTATCCAAGATGTAGGTAAAGCTCTACAAATAACCTACGGCATCGCCAGGAACGTAGTTCCGGCTCTGATGGATATTGAATCCATTGGAATCTCTCTAGGGAACACTTTTAAAACAACTGCAAAAGCCGCACTTTTGCTTAGTCAGGCTACTCCAGGCAAAACCTTAGCAGTTAGTCTCCAAGGAGCATTATTAGCATCTGACACTCTTATTAGTAGTCTAGCTCGCCTAGGCTTTACTATATTCGGTATTACTCAAAGTGTCAACATATTAAAATCCGCTTACGGTGGAATGTTTGCGGAAACCATAGGTAGAGAAGTCAGACTGCAGCAAGTAATGCTGCAAACTCAGACTACCATAGCCGCTACAAATAAGGTTCTTCAAAATGGGGTTGAGTTAACTAACCCACTAGATAGCGTGCTTGCGCTTAAAGGGCCTATTCAAAAAGCTATTGAAGATAGTCGTAGAGAATCACTAAACATAGCAGGGACCACCTCTGAAGCAATTATTCAAGTATTCGGCACAGTATCTAGCCAGATTGGTCAGGTAGGCGGTTCAATCGAAGATGCTAAAAAACTCGCCCTTAGCTTCAGCGCAGCTCTAGGGACTATTGGCATGAGTGATCCTGGACTAGCAGTCCAAGAAGTCGGTTCGATGCTCCGTGGGGACATTGACAACAACTCAATTCTGGCCCGTTCTCTAGGAATTACAAACAAAGACATCCAAAAAGCGAAGCAGACAGGGGATTTAGTAGAGTTTATTACAAAGAAACTAGCGGCGTTCACCGCCGGCCAAAAGATTCAAGCGCAGGGCTTTGCTGGGATCACCTCCAACATCCAAGAAATCCAGCAGGAAATGGGCCGCGCACTCGGGGCACCCATGTTGCAGCCCTTGCTCGATGGACTGGGGGAGGTCTACCGGCGCATGTCTCTGGTTGTCAAACCGACTATGCAGATCGCAGATGGTCTGGGCCGCGCTGGGGCCGCCCTTGGCCAAGGGCTGGTCGGGGGAGCAATGGCCGCCCCGAGCCTGCAGAAATTCGATGACAACTCACAAAAGAAGGTATTCGATGATGTTAATAAAGCTACAACGGATTTGTTTCTGCGAGTTCAACAAGAGATTGAAAAACTACGGCCTACTATTGCCAAGTTTACAGATGAGATGATTAAGGCGTTTGTAATGGTTGGTTCAGGACTGAAAGAACTGTTTGAAGGATTCGCAAGCTTTAGATTCGAGCAATTAAAAATTCTTGTAAACTCGTTCACTAACTTGGCTACTGTGCTTAACGCCACAGTAATTCCTGCAGTTTCTACGCTGCTAACTCTTTATGGGAAGCTAATAGAACAGCCTCTATTTCAGTATCTTAGTCAGCTAACCGCACAGTTCGCGGTACTGGAAAAGATAGGTGTAAATGGTATGATTAGAATTGGGATGACTGTCCCATCAGTAATCCAGAGCCTTGTAGCCTTTAAGCGAGGGTTTGACAGTGTTATAGTAGCCATAGGGGCAGGTCTAGCAAAAGTTGGCACTTGGGTCAGTTCAGCTATAGCAGCTATAGCCCAAGGACTTGGATTCACGCTTACTAAAATACTAGAGTTAGGGACTTTAGTAATAGCCACTGCGATCAGGATAGGAGCTTTAGTATCTCAAACTATAAGCACAGTGTTGATTAGCATATCCTCGTTTTTTGCAAGGATATTCCCACAATTCGCTAAACTGCAGATAATTATTCTTGAAGTAGCTGCTACTTTTAGAAATATAGGACGAGGGGCAAACCAAGCAGCTACTGATGTAGAAATACAATCTATTAGAATGGCCCTTGCTTTAGAAAAACTTAAATTTAGTGCTATTGATGTCGGGAACGCGGCAAAGAAAGGAGCAGAGAACGTCGGTAATGGTATAAAAACTCTAGGCAGTTCAATAGGCGGTTTTATAGGAACTCAACTACTAGGCTTTTTCAAGTTTTTAGCTATAATGGCACTTGTTCAAGTAGCGGTTACCATTGCAGTAGACCTTTTTGGGCGCTTCCAGCGGCGAAATGACGAAATTGCATCTCAGACAAAAACAGAACTCGCGCTTAAGCGCTTAGCTACTGTCTATAAAGATGTTGGAGATAGTAGTTCATACGCAGCTAAAAAAGCAAAAGAGCTGGATGAGGCTACGGTAAATGGCAGATGGGATGAATTAACAAAGAAAATCCAAGAAACTAGCAAAGCCATAAATGATCTTAACTATGATATAGCCACTAGAGGTGTTAACTCCTGGCAAGAGTTAGGCATGGCTATTCTAAACTCTTTTACTCCTAATGCAGACTGGACAACGATGCAGGCGGAAAAAATGAAAGAGCTTGTAGAAGAGAAAGGCAAGCTAGAAGCAGAGCAGACTCGTATCGCTAATCAAAAAGATTTAGAACAGCAAGAGTCTAACATCCAAATCCTTAGCCAAAAGAAAATTGATATTAGTAAACAATTACGCGACCTTGAACGCGCACACGAGAATAATATGTTCCAACTGCGTCAACAAGCTCTACAAAAGACTGCAAATATTATCAGCTTAGAGGGTGACATTAGAATTAAAGCTGCGGAGCGGCTTAACACTAAACTCTTAGAAGGCCAAGAAGGGGTGCGCCGCAGTGTAACTCAAGGTATTAACGAATATCTTGCAACTAAGATGAGGGGAGAGAAAACGATTGAAGATAATCGCCGGCAGATGCAGATCGAAATCAATAGCATGGAGAAATCTATAGCTGATTATCGTTATGAGACGGAGAAGAACATCGCAGCTTTACGTCTAAAAATCGGAGATTACGAGAAGCAAGTCTCAGATTACAGAGTGAAGCAGGCTGCGTTGGAGCAGAAAGCCAGAGAAACCGGAAATTCTACAGGTGGTGGGGCTAGTCCAATGACCGCCCCAGGTGTCAGTTCTGGCTTCCGCGTTGGATCTTCCGGTAATTCTTCTGGACCCCATCTTGACATACGCGGACCTAACAAGCAGAAAGTAATTGAGGAAGCACTAGCCATAGTCTTATCCCTGCAAAAGTCAGGGGTAGAGTACATGGAACTACCGAATCTTGCTAAACTAGAGCCCGGTAATAAAAACATACTAAATCTTACTGATCAACGGGAACTAAGGAGGCGGTTAGCCGTTGAACAAGGTGCTCACGATTCAACAAGAAATCGTAGACCCGGACAAAGTCGTAATGCTATTGACATATCGTTACCAGCAGGGACATTGATCCCAATGCCTGCTAGTGCCCCGAGGTGGACAGATGGAGGTGGGGGTTATGTCGCTCAATCCCTTACTACTGGGAATCAATTCTTACATGGATTAGCCAGTTCTACAGCCACAGGGACAAGCATGGGGCCAACCATGGTCAGTGGGAGGGCTCCTGGCGAAAAAAGTACCCTCAATGGCAAGCCCGTCACTTGGAACGGCCAGGCGTGGGTAGGGACTGATGGGAAAGTCAGAGACACTCCCTCGGCAAAGCCAAACCTTGCACCCCCTACCGCCCCGGTAATACCAGATTTAGCTAAAATACAGAATACTCAAGCTTCCGAGCAGGAGAAGATCACTAGAAGCTTGGAAGCTCAAATGGGTAAAATAGAAGACCTTAAAGCACAGTTAATCAAAGCTGAAACAAAAGATGCGTTTGAGGCAATCCTAAAAAATGCACTGCCTATACAAAGCACTGAACAGTACACAATAGAACTCAACAATGCTAAAATTGCATTAGAAAATCTTAAAAAAGTGGCCAGCCAAGTCTATGATCCTAAACAATTAGATTTAAGCATAGACAGTGCTCAAAAACTAGCGGCTCTGGAAAAAGTCAGAAAAGACACACTTTTATCTATCAACGAAAAACGTACTACAGAAGGAGGTGTGTTAACTGAAACACAAAAAGCTGAACTTATTAAAAAGACAAATACTTATTACGCGGAACAAGAAAAAATACTAAGCACTAACTTAAAGACACGTCAAGAAATTCTTGCAGTTACATCTGAAACTACTCGCATAGAAAAAGTGCAAGCTGATGTGCGTGATATTGGGTATAACATAGAAAAAGCAAAGATCTCTATAGCTGGCCGTCTCAGAGGGCTTCGTATAAATCCAGACGATCTCCAAGGGCAACGGCTTAATAGCGCAGAAGAATCCATAGCCAACTATCGCTTGGACTATAAGAAAAATAATCCAGGTATGTCCGATAGTCAAGTAGAAAAAGAGATTGCAGCTTTTGCTGCAGCTACTCGCGCCGCTGCATTAGAACTGGCTATTCTTGATAAAGCCTTGAAAAAACAAAATGAGGCTTGGGCTAAAGGTACTGAGCTAGCCAGAGAATTTAGCGGAGGATTTCGTAATGTGTTTAAATCTCTTATATCTGGAGGTGATCTAAAAGAAGCTACCAGCTCCTTTAGTCAATCTCTGACTGAGCGTGTCATGGAGCAGTTTATGGATATGTCCTTAAAGCCGATGGAAGACAATATGACCAAAATGTTTGCTAAGTTCTTTGGTGCTGATGTTTCCAACCCTACAGTAGACAACACTATAGCTACCCGTGAGAATACCGCAGCACTTTTGGCGATTGCAGCAAATCCTACAAACAACATTGTCCCCGGACCAAACTCCACCTTCGGTGGCCTAGACCCTAAAGGCTTCTCCCCCGAGGCCGGCTATTTCGACGCCTTCACCCCCACGAGCGCAGGCTCTACAATCACAACCCTCAATACGGATCTAACCGGCCTGGGCGACACTATCAAAGACTTCGCCCCCGCTACCACCCAAGCAGCAACTGGTCTTCAGAACGTGCTCGGGGGAATGGTTACCCTCGCGACCGGCGCAGCTACGCTCTTTGGCGGCCTCTCTCAGATCGGTAAAGGCGGCACCCAGAATGTCCTCGCGGGCCTGGGTGGTGTTTTTGGCGGGCTCGGGGGGCTGCTTGGCGGTGGAGGGTTGGGTATCCTGGGCAAGTCCTTTGGAGGCTTCCGCGCCAGCGGCGGCCCCGTCTCCCCCTCCAGCTTCTACATCGCCGGGGAACGTGGCCCTGAGCTATTCGCCCCCTCAGGCACCGGGTCTATCTTGCCTGCCGACGCCACCGCTGAGATGTTCAGCAACACCCGTGCGGCCCTGACCCCACTGGCTCCCCCCGCTCCCCCGAGGCCGATGTCCCTGCCCGGAGGTGCCATAGACATCCGCTACGAACCGCAGCCAATCAATGGTGTCGAGTATGTCACCGTGAAGGAGTTCCGGCAGGGCGTGCAAGAAGCCGCCAACCAGGGGCGCGACCTTGCCTATAGTGGTATGCAGCTCGACCCCAATGTCCGCAGAGCCCTAGGTCTAACCTAATGCGTAGATCCAGTTTTGCTGAATACATACGCTTCGTGGATAAAGCTGGCAACTACATCGCGGCTAGAGCATTTCAAAACTACTTCATCAATAAAGCCAGACTATATGAAGGTACTTACTACACATTCGCCCCCTTTGGGGTTTCAGGATCATCATCTAAACGAGGTGGTGCCACATCATCCGGCGGATTAGTTACTGTACCTAACGAGCTAACAGTATCTTTATTTACCGAGGCCATCCTATCTGGCTGGTTAGTAGAAATACAAACTGTAATAATCACTACCGCCGAAGGTGTAGAGCCCACCGAAGGCACCACAGCATTAACACAGATATGGGCTTGTAGCGGAGGTCCCCAGAATGATCAAAAGTGTTCAATAAATCTCCGTAACCCCTTTGATGCTGTTGTACAACAAGTACCTAAAGGTGTTCTATCGTCCTACCGCGTGGGTAATCTACCCCCAACTGGTAATATTTTGTCGTCCTAAGCTAGAGCCTTAGACTGATTCATGACTTATCCGAGTTACACCGGCTGGCACCCCTGGCTAGGACTACCTCACCGCATTGGTGCCGACCCCCGCAACGGTGAAGCCTGTTGCTGCCTGAGGATGGCCCAGATCATCATGGAGGAGATTGGGAGGGATCCCCCCGAGATCGACCCCCGATGGGAGAATTTGGCCCGAGAACGCCGCTGGACTGATCTATACGAAGAGTTCCAGCTCATTGCGATTAAAGCCGCTGTAGATGAAGAGCTATGGTCTCTAGTCCCATTACTAACTCCAGCGTCTTTCGGCATTGGGGTTGTAGTTCCTGATAAGTTATTGCTAGTCGTACATCACCGCCAAGGGCTCACGACAGTACCTCTACTACAGTTAAAAAGTCCGCTTTACTATAATTTGCGGTAATGGGGTACAAACCTTTACCTAGCGACGAGTACCTAGCAGAAATGCTGGGACTTACTCCAGCTCAAATGGAATGGTTTCAGCAAGAAATTGATAGCAAAGTTAAAATAGACCCTGGTGTACCGCAAGCAGGTCTTGAGACTTTAGCAATAGTATCTGCTGGACTGAGCATAGGATTTAACATAGCTGCAAGCTTTTTCAAGCCAAAACAAGGTGGAGGTAAAAATGGGGGCATTAAAACACAATCGCCAGATCCTGTAAACATCACAAGAAACCAGAAATTTGCCCCTAGAAGAGGTTTCGATAGCGTACAACAGCCAGCAATTCTTGGTACTACTACCCCAGTAATATACGCCAATCAGCTTTATATGCTGGCGCAGGCTTCACCCCCGAGGCCGGAAGGTCGCTATGGAGGAGTGAGGGTCAACATGCAATTACTCTGGAGCCAGATGCTCAGCTCCAGTGGCAGCCAGATATTAAAAGCTATTTTCATGCTCGGGGAAGGCAGGATTTGCTGTATAGATCCAAAGAGTTTCGCCGTAGGGGATAACACTTTAGGCACTTATGATTTAGACACCGCAGCCGCCCAAGCTGCAGGGAGGCTAACGCTCTACTACGCTGGTAATGGAGGTAGATTAAGAAGCACTGATTATTTAGCTGGTAGATCCCCAAGCACTGATATAGGTAACGCCGAAAATACTGGAGGAGCCGATGTATTTTCAATTAGATCTGAAGGAAACGCATGGAGGCAAGATTCTTGCTTTACGGCCAAGCCATCTACTCAAACCACATTTGGAGTCTACAACATAATACCTAACAACTTAGGGTTGAGAATAAATCCTCGTATTCGTCCAACAATAAATCTATGGACTAAAAATAGAGAAAGTAAGAAAAAATATGAGGTTCGTGTAAATGACGATGCCGTAGCACTAGCTGATATGTGGAAATCTAGATACTGGTGGTCAGGGCGCAGTGGGATTATATCTACAAGCACTGGCAGCTCCGTGCTAAACGTTGGAGATACATTTGTGTATATGTTGTCGAAAACATCTGCAGCGACTACACAGATAAAATTTGAGGCTTCTAACACAAATAATCCATCTGAGGCCGAACCTGGAATTGCAAAATGCGCAGATATAGCTAATATAATAGCATCGCGTCAAATGAGTGCTGCTAATGCGCTATCCATAGGTGAGCTATATAAGGTAGGTTCTTGTCTAGCTGTTGTTACGGAAATATCACCATCAGACAAAGTGTTTAGTAGCGAAGTGGACAACTACCCGGTTAGAGGGGGGCAATCTATATACTACACCTTTACAGTAGTCCGTAGCGGAATTATTACTATTATACCTTTGTCTAGAGTAGACAATGATGATACTGACAAAATAATATATCCTCCACAGTGGGCGAAAGCCACAAATACTAGACAGCAGAACCTAGCTAGTTATTCTAACGGTACTGACTATGACACCGCTACGAGCACTGCACAGATATTCCGCTGCGCTATAGCAAACATTCAGCTAAACCAGAGAGTAAAATGCTTTGAAATAGGAATAAAATCTGCAGTAGGCATTAGAGCTTCAGGTCTTTGTAATTTCAAAGATGCTAAAAGATTGGATGAGGTCAACTATATAGCCGGCTACAAATACCATGAAACTCTGCATGATCCTGACAAAGACATAGATACTCAGAACTTCCAATCAGGTCAGTTAAATGACACCGCAGAGAGATACTCATTCTGGAGGATGAGTATAGTCACTGAAGATGGTAATCGTATTGTACTGCCGGCGTCTATTGGTATTCGTAGTCAAAGCCAGCAAGCAATATATAATTACATACGTGTAGAGCAGCCAGTAGCAGCTACACCACAAATTGAGCTTGAGCCACTGACCGGCTGGGAAATACGCAATGGGCTGGCTGTAGCCCCTTTTATTGTATTAGACGGTAACATATCTTCATCTAATACACTTAACTTAGGGGGCTATTTAATAACATGGTCTGGGACAGTAGTAGAGAATACATCCGATACATTTAGACTTCATTCTTGGGAACCTAACGAAGATTTAGGGTATAGGTGGACAGACACTGCAGGTAGAGACTCTATGCTCGATTGTTGGGGTAAAGTAGCTGAAGCTTTTGTGTACGAAGAGGTGCAGACTACCGCTGCTCAGGGTCCAGAACATGAAATAACCTATATTAACGTCATAACCGCCAATGAAACAACACCTAAATATGATTTTTTAGCCATAGTCGGTGGTGTATTCCGTGCAGCGACTGAATGGAGCCAGTTTGCCCAATTCTCGGTTAGGGTTACCGGGGGACGTATGGTAAGGCGAGTTTTACATAGCAATAGTCCAGGTCCCAGTAATTTGCTACCAGACATAGGTTATGACCTATGTCGTAGCTCACGTTTAGGACTTGGTCAATCTGTAAGCGACAAACAGCTAGATCTAGTATCATTCTACAATACAGGCTTATGGCTAAAGAAGAGACGATACTTTTTTGATGGTGTACTAACAGAAAAAGTTAATATACGCCAATGGCTAGCGGACATTGGCGGGACTATGTTAGTAGATATTACAGAGAAAAACGGTAAGTTAGCAATGGAGCCAGCGGTAGTCTTCCCCGAGGACGGGACCGGAAAACCTGCAATATCCGGGCTTTACACTGCAGGCAACATAGTACCCAACTCGTTTTCGCTAACATTTATACCAGAAGAAGATAGACAACCTATCCAAGCATCAGGTAAATGGCGAGAAGAGCGTTCGCGGGCGTCATACACGAGAAATGGTGTATTTCCAGTTGAGCGAGAGGTACGATTGCGGGAGGCCGACCGGCCAGAATCCGACCCCATCGAGGTTTTCGATCTATCCGAATATTGTACCAATTTTGAACAATGTGTCGATGCGCTTTGCTATATTGTACGGCTTCGCCGGCTGATTACCCATTCTGTGCAGTTTAGCACTCGCCCTTCAGGAATACTCGGAGGCTTATATCCAGGAGCTTACATCCGTTTGGCTCTTGATTATACATATTATGATGAGTTCGCTAATGGTATTGTTTTGAATGATGGTACTCTTGTCACTACTCGTCCAGACCTTCTGCCTGAAGGTAACCACACAGTTACATACTGGGATGGATTAAGCTCAGCCTTGTCGGAAGGAACTATTACCGTAGGAACTTACGGTAAAGCAAGCCCTGCTGGAATTATTTTTATGAAGAAAACAATCACCTCTCAAGTGCGTACTTACAAAGTTGATGAAGTGTCTATAAATAGTAATAGAGATATTGATGTCAAAGCTACACATCATCCTACTGATGATGATGGATACTCTTTAATAACCAAAAACTGGACCAGTTATGTAACTGACACTAATTGGATCATACAAAGAGGCTAGATAATGCCAGGTACTCCCGCTGATCTTGTAAGTCGTAGTCTACTGGTAGGTAGAACTGGACTATCGCTTACTTACACTAACGACAGCTCTCTAAATAGCAGAAATCTTGTAATATCAAGAAATCCTTCTGATGGGTTAATAGTCTCAAGAGCATACCCACTAAGCTCCAGAGTGCTTACTCTAGAAAGAATCGCACACATAGGGCGATTTACAAGTAAAACCCAAAAACATACTTCTCGCGACCTTGTTATAGATAGAGTCGTACTCGGGGGGACCTTGTCCGGGACTTTACTCTACCCTTCTGCAATTCCCACACAAGTACAGTTCAAACCACCTAAATACCCTGTAACTGAACACCCAGCGCAGTCAGGTGAGGTAGAAGTACAGTTATGGTCAGATTCAAATACTAACGCTACGCTAACTCTTGACTATATAAATTTATCAGACACAGTAGCTGAACAAATTTTAGCTCTATGGGATGCTTTATACGGTACATACAAATCGCTGCGTATTCCTATAACTATGTTAACTGGGGTAAACCAACAGCTAGCTGTGTACATATTGACTGGAGGTAAAAATTCACAATGGTTTTTTGCGGAAGTCCCTAAGTGGGTCGGTAAGATTCAAGGATATGGTGACCTTAAAGTTATGTTAATTTCACAACCCGTTACGCTAGCTAGCAATGTAGGAGGCAATTTCCCATTTATACCTATAGCCTCTGTGGACGACAACTTAATAGCAAATTACACAAGTTGTGATTACACAGGACAATCACCGGATCTCACAGATTTTACCTACGTTCGGTGGGTGGGAACGCAATGGTCAGAGCGTAACTACGGCGCCACCCCTGGGTCGGTAACACTTAACGTCACCACGGGTTGGATGCCGCTGCGCACAAATGCAGGCCAGCCAATTACTTACGGCATTGGCGGCGCCGATTTTGAACCTGTGGGCCCCTACGGTATTACAATTAGCGCTTCGCGTTATCTTGGCCCCTGGTATTCAGACATAGATATTTATTTCTCCGCCTACGGTGGAGCCGTTAGCACCGGAGGTAATTTTGACGTTTTTTATCTTTACACAGCTAACCCTACGGAACCCTTGCGGGGCATTCGCAGCAATGATGGATTCGGCTTTGGACGAGCGGCTCCCGATACATCAAACTTTGCCACATCAAGAGGTCGATGGGAATTTGCCGACAGTAACTATAATATATTATCAACATGGGAAGGTTACTCCAAATTGCGCCCAGCGTAGTGTGTCCATCTATCTATGTTGCCTAAACTACCTCACCATCACCTAATCGAACAATATGGCGATTGAATTTCCAGCATTAAAACCATCAAGTTATAGCTTTACCCCAGCCATTTACAACGTCACTGCCCCGAAATTCCTTAATTCTACCTTATCGCCTCGCTTAAACTCGTCTAAACCTAATGCTGCTGTCTTAACATTAAACTACCCAAACATATCAGCCGCTAAAATATTATCTATCTTCTCTGCCTGGGACTCTTCATACTCTGGATTCTTTCCCCTGAAGTTGCCCCCCGAGGTCGTAGCCGGTATTAAATCTACGGATTTTGCGGGACGGGTAGTTGGACCTAAATCAACAGGTTGGCGTTTTTTATCAGAACCTAAATTAAACAATTTAATAGTTGGAGTAGGCAGCGTATCGGTAGAATTAAAAGGGGAGTTTTACCAAATAGACAACAGCAGTACAGGTTTATTAAATAAACCCGCATTACTTACTTCACGCTCCCTTATATTAGCTAAAATACCCCATGAGGGTGTGTTTGTAGATAACCCCACACCGAGCACAATGGTGTTTACGTCTAGTGATCCTAATTTAAGGTATGTGCCAGTACCTAACAGCATTACTAACACAAGAGCTATGCAATTAAACAATAGTGGATCGGCAATGAATACCGGAGCAACACCTAACCTAAGAAATTGTATATACACCGGATTAGTGTGCAATGCTTCCTCGGTATCCTGGCAACCAGTAGGGCAAGAAGTAGCCGGAAATATAAATGAATCGTTTGTCCCCGACAACAACCCAATTGCTGCTAATGCTATAAATTCTCAACGATTTGACTATTATTTCGGTATTGGTAATTCTACAGGTAACAATACTATAATATGGACAAATACACTTAATTTAATATTTGGTGCTTTCTATCTTGTTGGTCCGTATCCTATCTGTGGACCAGCTAACACTGTTAGTTTACTTAATGTTAGCAACACCGGTTCCGCGCAATCAATAGCTACATCACCTTCGGGCCTTACAGGCAGCCAAAACTCTATAAATAGCTCTACATATAATATAACTTTCGGGGCTTCAGGTATAACCGGTACACTACAATTCTACGCTTCTACAATTACCCAACAATCTCCTTATTACAGTCTAAATAGTGGGACTATTACTATAACAGTTAATATATAGTATTATTTAAGCCTCTACGCTATGCTATCATTACACCAGTCCATCGTGCATCCACTATTATGACAACCGCCCCCCAGTATTTCTTCAATTCCTATATAGCCGATCTTCACAATGGTATTCATAACATCGGCTCTAATACACTAAAACTGGCCCTCTCCAACACGCTCCCTGTTGCTACAATAACCGACCTCGGGGGGATCACCCAGATAACTGCCGGGGGAGGCTACACTTTAGGAGGGTTTACCCTTACAGTAGCCTCCTCGACACAGAGTTCTGGTGTCTATAAAGCCCTGATCAACGATCTTACATTCTCCCCAACTGGCACCGTCAATACTTTCCAATATCCTGTCCTATACAACTCTTCAGTAGGCAACAAAGTCATCTGCTGGTGGGATTACGGTGTAGCCCAAAATCTAGTCTCCGGGGACACCTTCCTATTTGACTTCGACGGTACACTTGGTGGGCTTAGGGCCAGTTTCGCCGCATGATTCTTACTAGCACCACCGCAGGTCTATACTTTAATAACGTGCGGGTCGGCAGAGTAAAAAATATCGACTTAGATATAAGTCGAGAAGCCATGCGTACAACTACTATTGATCTTTTTGATCATACATATATTACTGGGTTACGTGATACCAAGGCTTCAGCTTTATTGTTTTACGATCCTCAAGATCCTACAGTAGTCAGCATCCTTGACACTATATATACAGATACCCCAGAAATTTTACCAAACTTCAAATTTGTATGGGACACCAACACGAATAGATCATTAACATCAGATGCAGTTATCACTAATATTGGATTGTCAGCTACTTATGGGGAAGCTCAAGTGTGTAAACTCTCAGTTCAACTATCTGGTAAACCTACTGCCAAATCATTCTAATGTCACTCATCGGCAAAGACGGTATTATTCAACTAGCCCGATCCTACCCAGATCCTATAGTGCTCCCCCCGAGTGCGCTAGACATTGCTAATAGCCGATTTACTATTAACTCTACAGCATTTTGGCCTGGAGATGAAGTTATACTTATACACTCTGGCGGTACTAAAACTGGATTTGTTTGGCGAGACGCTCTGGACAGAATAACAATCCATACTACGGCAGTAGGGGCTCAAGACAATAGCCCCTCTACTAAAATTAGTTTATCTACTGTACCATCTGCAATTACTATCCTGTGCTTAAAAGGTAGCACTGGTGCTACTGCAATTCTAACTTCATTCTACACTACATTAACTACAATAATTACAGAGACTTCGCTATTAGCATATCCAGCAGTTAATAGCAACTATACGGTAGCTAATTCAGGATCCCCTCTATGGGCTATTCAAGGACACATAAAAAAGTGGAATCTCAAGCTCGGGGGGAACACTACTGATACTGGATCCTTAGGAGAGCGTTTTGGAGATTCCATAAAAACCACAATATCTGGCTCCGGTACTTTCGATTTTATGGTAGATTTTCTAGAAAATTCTAATGGCACTAACGACATAGACATTATACTCCGTATGGCTTTAATGGTGGAGAACGAGGCTAAAGCTCAGACTAAACTATACCTAAAAAAACGTACAGAAGCACGAGTTAGATCTGTAGACGGTAATAACATAGTGTACTTACCAGGATCTGTGTATTACCAAAGCTCTATACTTCTTATAGACACAAGCCTAGATACCAACCCAGATGACTTTATCACCGGTTCCGCTAGTTTTGTCACAACTGGGCCGGTTAGGTTGTTCAGAGATTAGCCCCCTAGGGGGCCTCCCTCGCTCAGTTAATCTGTATAGTGGACCCGATGCCCCATGCCCGTGATCGAAATAGTCGTGACCATCATTGGCGGAGTTTTCGTGTTACTGGGTAAACGTGTAGATAATCACATAAAACGTAGAGAAAAAATAGCGGACGCAGATAGTAAAGCAAAAGCTATTGAACGCAGAGAAGAACTGACCTTTAGACGAACCAGTGAGGTAAAACACACAAAGCTATTAGAAGCATTTATCGAAGAACAGAGAAAAGCTGCCGTGACTTTTGAGGGCATTCATCAAAGTGTCTCGCGCATAGGTGACGAGATTAAAGAAATGAAAGATGAGAATAGAGACTATAGGACCAATATGTTTAGTAGAATAGAAGATTTAGAGAAAAAAACTTCTTTGCACGATGGGTTACTAGCTAAAGGTTCCTACAAGAGTGATCAATAAACCCATTCCTTTGAAGGAGTGCGCCCAGCACCGGGCACGAAGTGACCACCAGTCAGAATTGACAAACCGATGAATCCTGCTGTAGGCCCAGCACCGAGTTCGCCAGTCCATCTGGTACGAATCCAGTTGTAAAACTCATAAAAGCCGGCACCATTTGTAGGATACATGTCTATCCTACTAGGATGCACCAAGCTTACACCAATAGATCCACCCCAAGCAGCTCTTACGGTTTCGTAAAGATCCACCATCCGCATAATTGCGCTCTCTTCCCAAGAGCCGTTTACTGGCCTTTCTTCTGTATTCCATTGTACTACCTCCCCTACTGTTAGATTAGGAGACACTCTACACATAAAGTTAGTCCAGTCTATAGTAATACCTGGCTCAAACGGTAATGCTCCTGGAAAAGTCCGCCTCCAAGCTGAAAATCTAATTACGCGGCTACCCGCATGTCCCCTGAGCACGATATTTTGTTCTCCGTACTTCACCACATTATCTACTCTCAAAACATCGTAGCGCTCCCCCATTTCTACTAATACAGTTTTATCCGTAAGCCCTTCCTCTTCAGGATCCGTTATCTCCATCAACAATGTTGGCTGTATCGCCACTATAGTAAATAGCACCATAGGATTAACAGTTTCTTGCACCACAGGTACTTTCTTATCCATCTTTTGCACTGCCTTGTCTCCAGGAGTCGAAGCGTTCTGGGCAGCCATAGTAAACCGTTGATGTGACTTACACTATTCTATCTTATCTCGCGTGCATCTGTCAACAGACAAAAAAAAGCCTAGGGCTTTTACGTCCCTAGGCTCATCACTTAGAAAAAGGGCAGCTCACGACCGCCCGATATTACCGAATTAGATTTCGGTGGTTTCCCCTCCAGCCGCCTCAGTAGCCTCAGTAGCCTCCGGCGCTTCGGCAACAGCCTTCGGCTTCTTCTCGTACACCTTGAACGGCAACGGACTGCCCTCCACCCGCTGTGCCACATCCAGGACAATCTGCCCAGAAGCGGGATCGACAGTAATACTCAGAGTGTCACCAGGACCGATACCAGCCTGTTTGGAGTAGATCGCACCAATCAGCACCGAGCCATTTTTATGGACAGTTGTCTCATTGGCAGCAGCACGACCTCGGGTCTCAGAATCGAACTTCACACCTTTGGCTTCAAGCACAGCGTCGGTGAACCGACCAAGATCAGCGACAACATCGCCTTTACGGGTCGTGCGTTCGTAACCGGCCATGCGAGCCAGCACCGAGCGGTTCTTGATGTCAGGGTTGTCCTTGACCAGGGCCAGGAGGTCACGGCCAGTAAGAAGAGTCACAGAGTTGAAGTGGTTCAGACCTTAGTATTGTACGCCCTGGTGGGCCTTAACACAACCCCTGGAAGACGCAAAACTCAACTTGCTGTCAGCAGATCCTGGATGAACTGGTCACCAGCGACCGCAACCCCGTCAGCAGCGAAGAGCGTAATGTGCTGCAGCCGGCGCCTCAAGCTCTGTTTAGTGACCTCCAGCGCGATACCCGCCTCCACCCAGGAGCTTTCTGACTGAGCTTCCCCGAGGGCGCAAGCTATTTCACGACGTAGCTGAGAGTTTTGGCTGGAGGCCACTGCAGTAGTGCGGCTATTACCACTCTATCACCAATTACCACACTTTGTCACTATTTGGCATCCGCCCATGTGCTTCCGACTCCAACCTCAGCCAAGATTGGGACACGCTTACAAACGACAGCTCCGGCAGCCTCCATGGTGGATTTCAGCCTGTGCCGCCACTCATTGACCAGTTCATCCCTCACCTCCATAATCAATTCGTCATGGACCTGACTGAGTAAGCGAGCGTCTAAGTCAGAGGTTATTGCTAAAGTCTCCCAAAGCATAGCCATAGAGATCTTGCAGATGTCGCCAGCAGTGCCTTGAACAGGAGTATTCACTCTAGTTGTGTATTTGTCGTTAAACCCTATAAGCACACGCCTGCGGCCATACCTAGTAAATACGGCTTTTGAAGTACCTTGACCTTGCTCTTGCTGCCACTCATACAATCTGGGATAAGCTCTACGGAAACCAGTCACAATCTCTTGACATTCCGTCATAGCATATAAGATGCCATATTGTGCTAACGCTTGGCGCTGGAAAGTCTTAGCTCCAGCTCCATACAACAACCCAAAATTAGCAATTTTAGCTGAAGTCCTCATCTCTTTAGTGACATCCTCTAAAGCCACCTGTGCTATTAGAGAAGCAGTCTCAGTATGTAAATCCCTACCATCGGCATACGCCTGTAACATGCGTTCGTCACCACTAAGCTCCGCTGCTACCCGCAGTTCTATCTGACTAAAATCTGCGCATACCAGTTGATACCCAGGTTCTGCGATAAACAGCGCACGGAACGTTTTTTCTTTAGGCACTTGCTGTAAGTTAGGCTCACTAGCACTTAACCTCCCAGTATTAGTACCCATCTGCAAATATTTGCAATGTATTCGATCCCCATGAATTTTGGCAGCTTTTAGCAAAGTCTCTACACAAGAAACACGAGTATTAGCCGTGCTCCATGTCATGTATTGATCAATCAGCGGATACTCACTACGAAGGAAAGCTAAAAGAGTCTGATCTAGAGATACTTTTCCAGGCACCGAAGGTTTACCCACTACCGGTTTAGGCGGAGGCAAAATAATCCCAGCATCTGTAAATGCTCTAGCCATCTGCTGAGTGCTTCCAGGATTAAACCCAGCAAGCATTTTATTTGCACCTCTACCAACATTAGTTTTGCGCAAGTTCAAAGATCCGTCAGGATCCTTAGGTAACCATTTGGACTCGTCCTCGGGGTGCCGCTGTTTTAGTTCCTCATCCAAAGCGGTCAAAAAAGTAGCTTTTAGTTCATCGGCTTTTACTTCAAGATCTGCTTTAAGTCTTGACGCTTGGGCCTTATCAAACTTAAACCCATACCATTGCATATACGCTATGGGCCGTAAAGCCTGCATTTCTAGCGTAAACACGTCAAACAAAGATGTAGATGACGAATTTAGAATTTTGCTTTCTTTCAGTTTGCTGGTTAGAGGTTCTACTAACAGTGGCAGAGCCCTAGCATCTTTAGCTGCATAACTCAACATCTCTGTTGTAATATCACCACCCCAATCAGCTTTCTGCAACTCTTTAGGCATGTGTACTTTTAAGTAGCGAGCTACTATAGAGCCTAAGTCGTTTTTATGATCAGTACCGTTAGTAATGATTTTAGACGCTATCATAGTATCAAATATAGGACTCTTAATCAACACAGACTCTGCCCTTAAAAAATTCAAATCAAACGCAGCACCCTGTAAAATTTTAGGTTGCCCTGCTTCTAGCAACACCTTCAGCTCTCTAAGTCCCGTCCTCCCCCAAGGGACTGCCCTAATTAAATTCCCATCAGGGTCTCTGGAACGCCAACCATCAAGATCTACAATAATACAGTCTCCAGGGGAACCTAATTGAATAAGTCTAACTCGATCTTTAAATGGGTTCAATCCGGTGGTTTCTGTATCCACCCCTACCGCCCCGTTGTAAAGGGAAAAATCCCATAGACGGTCAGCTAACTGTTTACCTTGACTTGGTGAATTGAAAAAAGAGTGACTGTCAAAAAGTCTGCTAGTCATGGAATTAGAGTAGTTGGAGTCTACAAAGGGCGATAGTGATCTGCGGAATAAAGCAGAGTCAAATTTCTAGGATATGGAACTTTTTCTCGGAGTTCTCTCTCAGCAGCCTCCCCCGAGACCGCTTGGATAGAAGCAAGTTCAATCTTACCGACAATGCTGGAGTACCTAAAAGTAAACCAGCGCAAATTACTATCAGACATGGTCAAACCTCAAGAAACAGTAGTGTCTAAGTGATGTACTTCCCGTGAAGCTCTCGTCACAGCAACATACATCAACTGCTTCTGTTGATCCCGTGCTTTACGATAGTCACTGTTAACGTACACGTATTTAAACGTACTGCCTTGTGATTTATGGACAGTCAACGAATAGCGAAAATCAAGATCAGCAAAGCTAGCTTTTAACGGGAAATATTGTGAAGCCCATCTGCGCTTGACTGCGCGTGAGTCATGGTGAGTACCAGATTTAGCGGCTTTGCCTTCTTTGGCAATTTCCATGCCTAAAGCCTTAAGATACTTAGCGTATTTATCAATGGCTTCCTGGTCTGCTAATACATAGAGTAGTGCTCCTTTATCAGATCTTATCTGCCAAGCAGCACAAGTGAAATCTAAAGTATCCACAGGAGTGTAATCTTCTATTAGCACAGGAGGTGTTATAATATGAACATCCTCATTATTGCTATAAATTAACTTTTCCTCTTGAATTATAGGTGATAGTGCTAACAACACATCACCCTCAATGAACCTAGGGGCATCAGCTCCCATTAAAGCAACCCGTGCCTGTCTATTAAATTCTCTACGATGCTTGTTCATATAAGTGAGCATCACAGTAGAATCATTTCCCTTGTCACTATCCAATAAAGAATTTAACCACGCTGCTACCAAAGCATCATCATTTTTGTACACGATCACATCAGTACCGCCGCCTGAAGCTGCAGCGACTTGAGGCAAATACGGCAGTGTCCTAATCTTCGTGGCTAAATTCAATATAGCACCATCGTGACGGAGTATCTCCGTTAACTTGTACTTAGTAGGAGTCTTAAATGTTGTTGACAGGCTCTTCTCATTAACAGGCATTAACTGAGCCGGATCCCCAGCATACAGAATAGGAATACCTTGCTCGACAATACCT